GCCAGGGCGTCTGCCAGCAGTGCAGCCGGGAGCGAGTCGAACGCCATTACCATGCGCGGCGCTTCGCCTGGCAGGTTGACGGAGTCCAATACTTGCCCGTAGGTGTCGCGCTGGTAGCTGGTGCGGTCGATGGTTTCCGGTGATGGAGGAGTGAGCTCCAACTGGGTAACGTTGATGGGGCCAGCAAAGTCTGTTGGCACGCCATCCACGATAGTCGCCATGTAGATGTTGCCGGCGAAAATCAGGCCAGTGTCTTTATAGGACATGGTTTATCTCCAGTTCAGGGTGTTGTACGTGAGGGTGATCGGCAGGTAGATCGGGAGGATCTTGGTGCCGAGTTCAACATCGTCGAGCTGAGCCACGCCGGCTTCGATCTCGACTACCAGACCATTGAGCTTGAGGCTCTCCGGTCTGAAGATGGTTCGGTAGATATCCTGCAGCAGCTTGTCCTGGTTGGCGCGGCCATCTGGCTGGCGCTCTACATAGGCCACAATTTCTACCGTGCGCGTCTGGTTGGTGGCGGTTCGGGACTGGGTGGTTACCCGGTCGCTGATATTGCGGATGCCCATGCAGGGCAACGCAGTGTGCTGATCGAAATACAGGGATGGGTCATCATCCATCACCGGCTTCGGCAGACTATGGAAGTAGCCGTTGGCAGGGCTGATTTCATTCAGCCGGGCAATCAGCTCATCTATTACCAGGGTGGCTTTGGCTTTGTCGGTCATTTCTTCAGCTCTTCGTTGAAGTAGTCAATCCAGCGCCTGGACAGATCATCCTTCACTGCACTCAAGTACCGGCCATCGGCAATAGCTGCCTGGAAGTGAAGCTTGATACTGTGGCCTGCTGCATCTCTGATTCGATCTTCACCCGCCTTGCGGTACCGGGTCAGAATCCGACGCTTCTTGCTTTTGGGGTTCACAAAGCCCCAAACCCGCATTAACTGGCCATCTTTTCTGATCCAGACACTGGCGCGCGTACCAGTGCTGTCCGTTGGCTTTACGGTTGTTTTCCAGTACTTGAATGGGATGCGCCGGCTAGTTGGGCGAAGCACCGCAACTTGCTTTTTGTTCGTGGCCCGACGGACTTCGATCTGGCCACCCGCTTTGGCTCTGGAAATACCATCGGTTGAAATTTGACTAGACAGTTCCCGCTTACTATCCCTTGCCTGATCATTGAGGGAGCGACGGGAAGCCCTGCGAATAGCAGCGGGCATTTGCTCTGTTTTCTCAACAAAGTTCACAAGCCCCCTGTGGTCGAAATCTAACCGTGGCCGCGCCATCAGCTGGTCACCATCACTGTGAGCGTTACACCATCATCACTCCCCTCCACCACACCATCCACGGTGTAGGTGGTACCGCGCAGGGTGACGGTGTCGCCACGGCGGCCCCAGGGGTACGGCAGCTGCGGCTGAAACAATTCAATCTGGTGCCGGGGCTCACTCATGGGCCCCACATAAATGTTTTCCCTGGTGAGGAAAGCCAATACCGGCACATCAATTACCTCACCGTTCTGCCGATAGGTTGCGGCATGGCCGATAATGCGCCGGCCAGAGATTGCCAGCTCACTGCGGCTACGGCCTGGTTCAACGGACTCCACGATGTACCAGTCATCACCACGCTGAATAAGCTGGCCGTGCGCGAGATCGGGGTGGTACCGCGCCTGAATGTAGGTGCTACCCACTGCCCGGATGCCAGTCTGCTCGCCCCTTGCAACCGAGCGCGGCTCCTGGAACCCGGCCCAGAGCTGGCCAATCACAGGCCATTCTGGTTCCGGGTTCTCAGTTCTGGCGCCATAGAGAGTGACGCGATCTTTCAGCTTTCCGGCCTGCATATCACCCCACCCTATGGATCACATAAGGCGCCAACAGAAGCTCAACGCCCATGGGCAGATCAGTCGCAATGGTTCCGATCACAACCGCCTCCCGGTTTTCATACAAGTGGCCGATGATCAGTAGAGCGGCCGCCCGAACATCTGCCGGTAATTCGCTATACCCGATATCAGCTGACACCTTCACCGACGCCCGCTGGGCTTTGCTTTCCGGCCATTCGTTAACCGGGTAAAGCTTCGGGTAAACACCCCGCACGTCCAGAGAAAGATCAGCCGCTGACAGGGTTTGCTCACCCCCCTGCGGGTCCAGATACACCAGCCCCTGAATGGCGCGAACGGGCGTCCATTGCAGTTCAATTCCGGCACCGCCAGCCGGCAGAGCATCGAGCACCATTTCCGCGTTATCCACCTTGTCAAAGGTTTGACCGGTGCGGTTCTCAATATGCCGGAAGGCAGCGGCAATCAAGGACGTAATCAAGCCATCCTCAGCGCCGTGTTCAATCCTGCAGTGGGCTTTTGCCTCTTCAACTGTGATCATTCGGGCAATTCCTCAGCCGGCCGAAGCCGGCATACCGTCAGGCTTTCGGCTCTGGTTCCTGGTCTGCTTTGGTTGCCGGCAACTTGGTGCCCTTAACGGCAACCTTGCCTTTTACCAGGCGCTCCGCTTCCTCAGCGCTGAAGCCCGCAATATCACCCCGGCTATAACGGCTCCAGGGCTTGGTAAAGGTGATCAACACCTTGTCAGTCTTCGGTGCGTCTTCGGCTTTTTTGGTTTGCTTAGCCATGGCTGTTACTCCTGAAATTAAGAAAGTGAGTGGCGGCAGAACGCCGCCACGGGATTACCAGGTAACGCCGGTACCCAGCACCAGGCCTTCCAGGTGACGGAAGCCGATATCGTGCTCAGCCACCACGCGCACCACGGACTGGTTGCGGGAGAACGCAGACACCAGGTTGCCGCCGGCGTCCTTGTAGGTAGCCTCTCGGGAGAAGTCGACCTTCATGTTCTCCTGCTCACCGATCACCACGTCGTTCCAGTCTGCGAAGTAGATTTCAGACTCGTTGGTGCCGGTACCGAGGTTGTTCGGAATGGTGGTGGTGTGCTTGATCGGGTAACCCTTCAACTGGCCCTGCGCCAGTTCCGGATAAACCTTGTTACCGTTGCCGTCACGCAGACCGAACAGCTTCATGTAGCTACGCGGAGACAGGGCCCAACCTGGCTGAATCAGCAGGCTGTCACTGTTCATCAGCTGAAGGATCATGCTGTCGAGGTAGGCATCGATGGTGGCCAGGTCAGCGGTACCAGACCAGGCAACGGTGCGGCCAGCATCGGTGGCGGTAGATTTGAAGCCCTTCGGCGTGTTGCTGGTGCCATCGTCCCGCAAGAACGCTTTATCCTCACGAACCGCCATGGCGTTGATCATGTCGTTCAGGACAATCTGCTCAATGCGGAATCCGGCCCGGCCGATCAGCTGGTTGGACATCGGCACCAGCGTGATCATGGTCTTCGCAGACAGGTTCACATCGTCGGTGCTGCCTTCGCTGGCCAGGACATCATTGCCTTCACCCACGTAGCCGGCAGTGGCACCGGAACTCATGCGAGGCATGGACAGGTTGCCGTTGGGCAGCGGAACGTTACGGGCGCCCAGCTGGCGCACCACGGTGCGGGGCCGCAACAGCTCGATAACCTCATCGTGCATGTTGTCCGGTACCAGCGCGCCACCGGAGCCAGCGCCGGTTTCCATGGCCATGGCTACGTCCATATCACCGATCTCAGTGCGGGCGAACTTCACCGCATCCTGCAGGTTTCCACCACCAGCCGCGATGGACATCACCATACGGGCGGCACTGGCACCCGGGTACTGCTTCAGCTCCGGTTTGGTGTGGATCGCCGGAGCGCGACCACCAGCACTCGGAGTAACCGGCTGCGCAGAGGCGGCCTGCATACGCTCCACCTCTTCGGCTCGGTTCATCTTCTGGCTGATCTGGTCAAATTCCGCTTTCAGCGCATCAAACTCAGTCAGCTGCTCCGCTGTCAGTTCTCCGGTTTCCTGCTCTACCGCCGCCAGGGCCTGAACCTTCTGGTTCACCTCAGCGCGCTTGCGGCGGAGTTCTTCGATCTTAGACATATCGCATTCCTCTTTATTTCAGACAAAAAAAAGCGGCCATTTGGCCGCCGGGTTTGCTGCTCCGCCGCGTGGCTAGAGCTGGCATTGGGTATTCAGGGCATGCGCTTGTGCCGATATCCGTCGGCCACCGCCCTGCCCGGCTTTCCGGTAACTTGCCGCAATGGCATTTACCGCATCTTGCGCGGGCGCAATCTCATCAATCAGTTTCAGGCTGAGCGCTTCCCTGGCGGAGAACACCCGCGCCTCTGTCGCAATCACGGCCTCCACATCCAGGCCGCGATACTCCGCAACAGAACTGGTGAACATTTCATAGGCCGCATCCAACCGCTTGCTGATTTCCTGCGCGGCCTGATCGGTGATGGGCTCATGGGGAGAGGCATCGTTCTTGTGCCCACCCCGGTAGAAAGTATTGAACTTGATGCCGGCCGCCTCCTCTGCCCGGCTCACATCGTAGGTTTCAATGATCACACCGATAGAACCCACCATGGCCGTGGGGCTGGCGATGATCTTTGAACAGGCCGATGCCAGGAAGTACCCAGCAGAACACGCAGCGAAGTTGATCAGTGCTGTAATGGGCTTTTCGGCAGACACCATGCGG